TTAACAAAATTACCAGAAATATATGATTCAGTTATTCAACAGGGTTCTATAAAGATAAGAATTCCAAAATTTATTGGTAAAAGAAGAGAATTATCTAGTTTGGGGGGAAATTTATTAATACCATCTTTGTGGGGTGATTATAAACTAATGGAGGCACAGGAAATATTAGATGAAGCTTTTGTTTATGTTCATACAATGAAGGAACCATCAAATCTTTATCATGAAGAAGTTAAAGCAGTCAAAACAATTTTAAAATTTCAGAAACAGTTTGATTCCTTGTCATATAAGAGGAAAAATGGTTTGTTGAAACCTTGTGATCTAAAAGATTTTTTATTTGATGAAAATATAATTGGTTGTTGTGCCCCTATTATTTATAATTCAACAAAAAAAACAATTGAGATTGAAAAACCAAATTTTAAAAAATATGTTGATTCTATAAACGACGAATCAATTTCAGAAATATTAAGTACAAAAGCTGTTATTCATGATTTAGATAGATCATTAATGATCAGTGAAATCACAAAAAAAGAGATAAAAAAAATAAAGATGAGGTATAAATTAATCCATGGGAAAGAGTTAATATTGGAAGATGAAAATAAGTTATCATCATATTACTATAAATCAAATTCAAAATATTATTCAGATAAAAAACCAAGACAAAAAGTTATGGAAACTATTTTAGATTTGATGATGGAAAAAAGATTCGATAGAACAATTAATTTGGCAAATTGGTTCATTTCAGAAGAAAAAGGAAATGTTTTGGCAGATATATGTATAAAATCTCAATATGGTTCTAAGAGAGAATTTTATGTTATAAATGTTGGGGCAAAAGCATTGGCTAGATGTTGTGAAAATTTTTTTAAAGATTTGTGTAAAAATTCTCCAAATGAAGCAATTTCAATTCCTGGTGATATCAAATTAATTAAAATGCAAGAAATGTTAGATAATGCCTATTTTACCATGATGAATGAGAATAAAAAATTGAAATTTGTTAATGGTGATTGCACTAAATGGTCCGCAGCGGAAACAATGGCCTCCTTTATTTCAATGACCTTTGGATTTAAAGATGTAATTCCAACTGGGATGTTTAATTTAATAAAGACCACTTTTTGTTGCTGG